ATTGTTATTTGGATTTAGATGATGAAGGTGTTGCTTCACCTTATATTGTTACAGTTGAAGAAAGCTCAAGAAAAGTTTTATCTATTAGAAGAAACTATAATGAGGATGACCCAACTAAACAAATGAAAATGTTTTTTACACATTATAAATTTGTTCCAGGTTTTGGTTTTTATGGTTTAGGTTTAATACATTTCTTAGGTAATCTTACAATGACTGCAACTGCAGCCATGAGAAATTTAGTTGACTCAGGACAGTTTGCAACATTACCTGCAGGATTTAAAGCTAAAGGTGTAAAAGTTGTTGGTGATAATGAACCTTTATCTCCAGGTGAATTTAGAGATGTAGAAGCTACAGGTGTAGATTTAAATAGAGCAATTGTTCCTTTACCTTATAAAGAACCTTCAAATACATTATTTCAAATGTTAGGGTTTATTTCAGGAGCAGGACAAAAGTTTGCAGACAGCACAGAAAAAGTAATTAATGATTCAACTAACTATGGTCCAGTTGGAACTACAATGGCATTGTTAGAAGCTTCAAGTAAATTTTTTAGTGCTATACATAAAAGATTACATCACTCACAAAAAGAAGAATTTAAAATATTAGCAAGGATAAACTTTGAATCTTTACCTGAGTCTTATCCATACGAGGTTCCTGGTGCAAGTCCAACCATATTTAAAATGGACTTTGATGGTAAAATTGACGTAATACCTGTCAGTGACCCAAATATACCATCAAGTGCTCATAGATTAATGCTTTCACAGTTGGCTCTACAGTTAGCCAGTCAAGCACCACCAGGAACTTATAATATACAGGCATTACATAGAACAATATTACAAGCTGCTAATATGCCTAACTTAGATAATATATTACCACCTCAGATACAACCTCAACCACTTGACCCTGTATCAGATATACAAGCAGCAGTAAAAGGTATGCCAATAGGAGCATTTCCAGGACAAGACCATATGGCTCATGTTACAGTTAAGACTGCATATTTAACTGACCCTATGAATGGTGGTAGTCCAATTATGGAAAAAGTAAAACCAGTTCTTGAAGCAAATATAAAAGAACATATGATTATGAGATACCAAGAACAAATTAATGGAATGGTATCAGGAGTAGCTACTGACCCTGCAACATTACAACAAGTTCAAGCACAAGCTGCTCAACAGATTTCTCAAGCCAATCAAAGTATGGGTGTACCTCAAACACCTGAACAACAAATGGTTGAACTAGAGAAAAAGAGACTAGAGATTGAGTCTGAAAAACTTGGTCTTGAAGCTCTACAAGATGCTGCAAACTTAGCTGTTAAACAAAGAGAACTAACTCTTAAAGAAGAAGAGCAAGGTATTAAAGCTTTAAAAGATGGTGCTCAAATAGCAGTTAAAAGAACTGAAGGTCAAAAGAATCGTCAGTCTAAGATTGCAGGTCAAGCAATAAAAACTCTTGGTGATTTAGCTAAAGAAGAAATGAAAGGAGAAAACTAATGAGTGAAATAATTAAAGGACCACATACTCCAGCAAAATATGGTGACTGGTCAAAAGAACCTGGAAGCAAAATGTCTTTTAGGGCGAAGCGAGGTATTCTAAGACAGGACCCTCCTGCTTCATATGAAACTAAAAAGTAATATATGCAAAATATTATTTCTGAAATTTTGAAGGAAATAGATAATGAGATAATTCAAATTCAAAAATCATTAGGGGATGGTAATTGTGAAGACTATGCTCGTTATAGACAATCAGTTGGTTCAATAGTAGGACTCAACCATGCAAAAGTAGTAATTAAAAATGTTTATAATAGAATGATAAATGGAGATGAAGATGCAGACAATTAAATTAAATAGTGCAGTTAAAAATGATGAATGGACAAATAAAGAGAACTTACCTGACCCAGAAGTTTTACCTAATCTTCCTGGGTATCATGTGTTGGTTCGCCCTGTTACGATAAGAGAAACAACTAAAGGTGGTATTATGCTACCTGATTCAGTTAAAAATGATATAGCTTATTTAACTACAGTTGGTAAAGTTTTATCTTTAGGAGATTTAGCTTATAAAGATGAAGATAAATTTCCTAATGGTAATTGGTGTGAAGTTGGAGACTATGTATGTTATACTAAACATGCAGGTCAAAAATTTTATTATAAAGGTGTAAAACTTTTATTATTATATGATGACCAAATAATGATGAAAGTTGGAAACCCTAAAGACTTAGATACAACTTATAATTTATCTAATTAAAATGATTAAAGAAAAATTAAAAGAAGCTTTTTTAGCTCATGCAGATGGTCATATAAAAAAACATGTAGCCAATGTTGAGGTGTTATTAAATAATCCTGTAGGTATTGGAGAACATGGTGATATAATTAATGAGATTGAAAAAGAACTTGAACATGTAGCTAAATATGATGACTTAATTATGGCTATGAATAAATATTTATAAAGGGGAGTAAACAATGACTAAACTATGTGCAAGGGGGAAAAATGCTGCGAAACGTAAATTTAAAGTTTATCCAAGTGCGTATGCAAATGCGTATGCTTCTAAAATCTGTGCAGGAAAAATTAAAGACCCTAGTGGTCTTAAGCGAAAAGATTTTAAAGGTCCCAAAAAGAAAATGGCAGTTGGTAAAAGAGTGGGTAAGCCACAAGGTAAAGTTGCTAAAGGTTGTGGTGCTATTATGGCGAATAGAAAAAAAAGAACTAGAATTACTTAAAGAAAAATACACTGAAAAAAAAGAAAGACCTAAAGGTATTTAATGAAAAAGAAAAAAGGTGGTGGACTTAAAAAATGGTTTAAAGAAAACTGGGTAGATATATCTACAGGTAAACCATGTGGTAGAAAGTCTGCAAGTAAATCTAAAAGAAAATATCCAGTATGTAGACCTAAAGCTGTAGCTGATAGAATGACTGCAGGTCAAAAAGCTTCAGCAATAAAAAGAAAAAGAGCTAAAGGTAATATAGGTCCTAAACCAAAATCAATAAAATATCCTATTAGTGCAAGTGGTCGTAAACAATCTATTAGAAGGAAAAAGAAAAAGTAAATGTGTAATTTTTTTGGTAATTATAATGACTATAGAAATAACTCAGGAAAAGATATTTATACAAATGGTAAATGGTTAGCAAAAAGGAATAATAAATGATTGACCCATTAACAGCCTTTGCTGCATTAAAAGCTGCAAGTTCATCAATCTCTACTGCAATTAAAGCAGGTAGAGATTTAACTTCTATGAGTGGAGCAGTAGCTAAATGGGCAAAAGCTGAAGCAGGATTACAAGTTGTAGCTTCACAAAAAACTGGTATCTTTGGCAAACTTACAGGTGCTGAACAAAACGCAATTGATGCTCATTTTAGAAAAGAAGAAGCAATGAGATTGCGTAATGAGATGAGAGAATTATTTTTACTTTATGGTTCTCCTGGACAATGGGAGAGACTTCAAGCTGAAATAGCAAATGAAAGAGCTAGACAAGCTGAAGCAATCAAAGAAAAAATAAGAAAAGCAAGATTAAGAAAAAATATTATAATAGGAACTGTAGCTGTTCTTATTTCAATAGGGATTCTTGCTCTTGAGATATTAATATTAACAAATCGTATATAAGGAGATACATATGCAACATATGAAAAAATCTAAAATGAAAATGGCTGGTGGTAAAAAAGTTAAAATGGGTTATGCTGGTGGCAAGAAAGTAAAAATGATGTCAGCAGGTGGAATTATTAAAGGACCTCATAGCTAAACATGTCTCATCTAATATCCAATATACCTTTTTTTAGGTGTTGGGTAAGGAAGGAGTTTACTCATAATCATCAAGCATATCATGGGGAATACTTACATGCGTTAGCTATTGCAGTTAATTGTATGCCTGATAGATGTTTAAGTTTTCAAGTTGTCTTTACAGGTTGTGAAGCTGAAGAACAAAATTTACATGGTGGTGCAATGTGGGCACGTATGCCAATAACAGGTTTAATAGGTGACATACCTTTAGATGAATGGACACCACCTATTGAAACACATTATGCTCAACCTTGGGATTGTCCAAGTCATAATCATAGTATTATTGTTATGGATAGGATTAGTTCAAGTCCTTGGTTATGTAAAGTAAATGGTGAATTTTACACTGGTAAATATTATTTTACAGTTGATTTTACTGATAGTGCAGTAGCTGATGACCCTGCACAACATAAGCAATCACATGTTTTACATTTAACATCTGGTCCATATAAAGGTGCAATGGTAGCTTTACCTAATAATAGAGTTAGAGTTACAAGTCCTGCAATGTGGTCAGCAGGTGAAGGTGCTCCAGATTTTGTACCTTCTCAATATAAACATACTGCTGAGTGTCATGATGATTACATGGATGTAAATAAAACATTTGATAACTTATATAATAAGGATAAAAAATGAATGATAAAACATTAAAGGGTGTGATTGCTGGATTAAAAAAAGCATCAAGAACCCATGCAGCACAAGCTAAGAAATTAGAAAAGATGTTAAATAAAAAATAGTTACTTGTATGTTACTATAAACTATAGTATCATATATGATTATAACTTTGCGTAATCGCTTGGTTCGCAACAACGTAGGAGAAAATATGGAAGACAATACAGTCACCAAAGATGATGGTTGGGGTCAAATAGATACATCACAATCTGAATCAAAAGAAAAAGAAGATAAAGTAGACTTTGAGGTTGAAAACTCTTCTGAAGAAAAAGAAGTTAAGGTTGAACCTGAAATTGAAAAAGAAGAGGTAAAAGAAAAACCTAAACTTGAAACTAAACAAGAAGAAGAAACTCAACCAGAAGAACAACCTGATGAAGTTGAAGGTGTTGACTCTAAGAGAGCACAAAAAAGAATACGTCAATTAGTTCGTCAAAGAAAAGAGCAAGAAGAAAAAGTTGCAACACTTTTAAAAGAAAAACAAGAACTTGAAAAAAGATTAACAGCAAATCAAACTAATCAATTTGATTTAACTAAAACAAGTCTTGAGTCTCAAGAAAAAAGTTTAGAAAATCAACTGAATCTTGCTAAACAAAATTACTTAGATGCTTTTGAGAAAGATGATAAAACTCAATTATTAAAAGCACAAGAAGCTTTAAATGAAGCTCAAATAAATTTAAATAATGTAAAAACAAATAAGGTAAATTTTGATAAAGATTACGAAAATTACCAAAACACAATTAAACAACAATCTGTACAACCACAACAACAGACAGCACCACAACAACCACAGTATGACCCTAAGGCAGTTGCATGGGCAGAAAAAAATGAATGGTTTGGTCAAGACAAAGTAATGACTGCAGCAGCACTCGCTTTAGATGCTCAGTTAAAAGAAGAAGGTTTTGACCCAGCAGATGATGATTTTTATAATGAAGTTGATACAAGGTTACAACAAACCTTTCCAACTAAATTTAAACAGACTCAACAAGTTCGTCAGAAGGACACGTCAAGTCCTTCTCAAGTAGTTGCAGGAACTTCTCGCACTCCTGCTTCCAAAAAAATCAAGCTAACTCAAGAAGATGTTAGACTTGCACAAAAATGGAATGTACCACTTGAACAGTATGCCAAGGAGAAAGCAAAAGTATCTGACTCTGAAGAGTATACAACAATATCAACAATGCGTAGGAGTTCATAACAATGGCAATAACTAAAACAAAACGTACTGAAGAAACTAGAGAATCTACTTCAAAAATTGAAACGTCTTCATTTGAAGAAGAAAATTATCTTGATATACCTCAAGCTGTTAAAGATAAATTTAATAGTCAAGGTATGACTTTAAGATGGGTTAGAATATCTTTAAGTGGAGAGGATGATTATAAAAATGTGGGTAAAAGACAACGTGAAGGTTGGACTTTCGTTTCCCCTGAAGAAGTTCCAGAGTTAGCTTCGTCTTCAATCGTAAGAGAAGGTGGCAGATATAAAGGAGTCGTAAGTAATGGAGATGTTGCTCTTGCAAAGATGCCTATTGAAAAATCTCAAGCAAGAATAAATAACCAACTTAAAAAACATAAAATGCAAGAAGATTCTTTAGATGCTAGATTACGTGCACAATCTGATTCACGTATGCCAATAACGAACTCAAGTAAATCAACTGTTACAAAAGGTCGTGAACCTCGTTTTCAACGATAGTTTGTAATAAATATTAATAATCTATTGAAGGAGAAAAAACAATGAGTTCAAGTAAAGCACTCAATGGTTTTATCCCTATGAGAATGGCAGGGTCTGGTTATAATACAACTGGTATGACCAAGTATGATATTGCTAATAATACAGCCTCTAATATTTTCTTTGGGGATGTAGTAAAAACTGCAAGTGGATTTTTAACTCCAATTGCAACTACTACTGACTATGCAGTAGGTGTGTTTATGGGTTGTGAATATATTGACCCAACAACAAAACAACTTACTTTTAGTAGACATTTTCCTGCAAATACTTCAAGTGCTGTAGGTGTACCAAAAGCAATGGTCGTTGATGACCCAAGTGCTTCATTCATGGTACAAGCAGATGCTTCAGTTACTGCAGGTGATATTAACGGAATGAACTTTGCTGTTACTTTAGGTTCAGGTTCAACTGTAACTGGTAATTCAGGTTTTGGTATTAAAGCTGCGAGTAGAGCAACTACTCACTTATTAGCAAGACCTATTGCAGTTGTAGACGAGCCAGGAAATAGTCTATCAGCTACTGATGGAGCTTTTCCAAAGCTTGAAGTAAAAATTGTTCAACATGCTCTTACAAGAGTATCATCAGCTTAATTAAGGAAGGAGATATAATATGGCTATAAATAGAGCAAGTATTGCAAAGCAACTTCTTCCAGGACTTAATGCTGTTTTTGGTGTTGAGTATGGTGAAGTTAATGATGAGCATACACCCCTATTTGAAACAGAAAATTCAGATAGGTCTTTTGAAGAAGAAGTGTTATTCACAGGATTTGGCACAGCTCCAGTAAAATCTGAAGGTGCTGCTGTTTCTTTTGATGAAGCACAAGAATCATTCACAGCTAGATATAATCACGAAACAGTTGCTTTAGCTTTTTCAATTACTGAAGAAGCAATGGAAGACAACTTGTACGACACTTTCGCAAAAGTTCGTGCTCGTGCTTTAGCTCGTGCAATGGCTAATACTAAACAAGTAAAAGCTGCTGCTATTTTCAATAATGGATTTACAGCAGGTGATAGTGCAATTGGTGATGGACAAGCTTTCTTTTCAGCTTCACACCCAGTTGTAGGAGGTGGAACTCAAAGTAATATTCTAGCTGCTGCTGATTTATCAGAGTCAGCTTTAGAAACTGCTTTGATTGCTATTGATGCAACAAAAGATGACAGAGGTATCTTAATTGGTACACAAGCTGTATCTTTACACATTCCATCTGACCTTAAATTTACTGCAGAGAGACTATTAGCTTCTCCAGGTAAAGTAGGGTCAAATCACAACGACATTAACGCAATTAGAAACATGGGAGTAGTTCCTGATGGATATTATGTAAATAGAAGATTTACAAATTCCAACGACTACTACATTAAAACTGATGTGCCTAATGGTGCCAAAATGTTTGTAAGAGTTCCTCTACAAACTAAAATGGAGCCAGACTTTGATACAGGTAACGTCAGATTTAAATCAAGAGAAAGATATTCTTTTGGTGTTTCTGATTGGAGAAGTTACTATGG